AAGCAATTTTTTATGAGGAGGAAAATTAAATGGTTAAATATGCTAAAACACCAAAATCATTTATCAACATTAAAGATTTAGGTTTTGCTTTATTAGAAACAGATGAATTAGATGGCACTATCAAATATTCAAATGTAACTCAAACTCGTGGTTTACAAGAAATTTCAGTAGAAACTGGTGGAGAAATTGTTAATGCTTACGCTGACGGTTCAATCATTGAATCAGGTAACACAGATGGTGAAGGTAAGATTTCAATGACAATGCACGCTTTCCCTCAAGAAATTCGTGAATTAATTTTCAATGAAATTTATGACCAAAATGGCGTATTCTCAGAAAAACGTGGTAAGCAAAATAACTATGTAGCAGTATGGTTTAAACGTGAACGACGTGACGGTTCTTACCAACAAGTTGGCTTAACTAAAGTTATGTTCGCTGATCCAAACTTAGAAGGTAAAACTGCCGAAGAAGATTGGGAATTCAGTTCAGAAGAATCAGAAGGTACTGCAATGCACCGTGTAGCTGACGGTAAACGTAAAATCTTATTCGATAGTTCTCGTGAAGGTGCAAATGTCGATTCATTCTTCAAGGAATTATTAAATGGTGCTTATGACAGTAAAACAGAAGTAGACACTGCTTCTGCATAAGGAGTGTTAATTCATGGCTCAGTATAAAGTTTTAAAAGATGCTAACGACCTTAAAACTGGTAAAGAATACCGTAAAGATGAGGTTGTGGAAGAAAAAGTAAAAGTAGTCGACGACTTTGAAAAACGTTTAAAGAAAAAGGGTTATGAGTTACCTTTCTTTGAAAGAGTAGAAGAAAAATAAATTATCTTTAGGACGGTGTAATGCCGTCCTTTTATTTCGAAATAAAAAGGAGTTTTTTAGACATGTCAAACAAATTAAAACGTAACTACATTCGTTTAGTAGAAAACCCAGAAGCAGAAGAAATTAAACTTGAAACATACTTAACACCACATTTTATTCCGTTAGATGTTTTATATGAATCAGTGGATATCATGGCTGAATTAGAGAAAGCAGAAAATGGAGAAGTTGAATTATCATTCAAAGAACAATTAGATAAATTAATTGATGTAGTAGTTAAAATTTATGGTAAACAATTCACTGCTAAAGATATTAGAAACCGTCTACATGCGCCTGATGCACTTGAAACATTACAAAAACAAGTACAATTCATTGCTAATGGCCAACAAGACGAGGAAACAAAAAAGTTTATTCAGAGCATCAGTTAAACAAATTAAAAAAAGAAGATTTAACTTACAATGGCATGTTGAAGAATTTGGATAAAGTCGTAAAAGATATGGTGGAAAATGGTACACCAGCAAACCAAGTTCTTGAAATGCCATTTTATTATATACTTCAAATTTTAGATGAACGTCATCTAAATACTGTTGATACTGATGAAAAAGCCGATGCGCTATTCTCTGCATTGTAGCCTTAGTCATTGGTACTAAGGCTATTTTTTTATATCTAAATAAGGAAGGAGGGACAGTAAGTGGCTGAATCAAGATTTAAAGGTTTATCAATTTTAATGAATATGCGTGACGTTGGTATCGAACGTACAATGAAACAAATACGAGCGCAATTCAAAACATTAGATTCAGAAATGCGTAGATCTAATGCTAATTTCAAACATTCAGAGAAAAACATGCAGTCTTATGCAACAAGAACGAAAGAATTAACTAAAGCGATTGATGTAACTGAAAATTCTATGAAAGATATTTCTAATCAGTTAAAGAAAATGACTTTAGAAGAACAACGTTCTAGTGTTGAAGCCGAAAAGTTACGTCAAGAATACAGTAAGCAACATAGAGCGTTACAAATGTATCAACGACAATTGAATTCAACTGAACAAGAGATGAAACAATTCGGTACAACGACTAAACAAACGATTTTCTCAATGAAAAAGATTAACGATGTTCTAGGTACAATGAAACGTCAACTTAACATTGCAAATATGGCATTTCAAAGTACAGAAAAATCTACAAGTAGTTATAAGAATTATTTAAACCAACTCAACAAAGTTATTCAAAAGCACCAAAATACAATTAGAGTATTAGAAGGTCGTTATCAGAAGGTCGCTAGAGAACAAGGCGTTATGAGTAAAGAAGCGTTAGAGTTAAAAGAGAAAATCTTACAGGAAAAAGCAATTTTAGGGCAACTAGACAATCAATATAAGAAAACGACTATGGAAGCTAAACGATTTGCATTTGAACAAAAAACATTAACATCTTCAATGTCTGAAATTCGACAAAAAATGTCGCAGGTAGCACAATCTTTAACAATTAGTGCTAATAAATTCAAAATGAGCGGTCAAACTGCTCAAGCATATAAAGCGCGCATTTCTGAATTGAACAATGGAATGAAACAACAGCAACTTATTGTTCAAAATTTATCAAGACAGTATGACTTTGCTAAAAAACAATATGGTGCAACTAGCCAAGAAGCACAACAACTTAACGTAAAGTTATCTGAAGAACGTTTGAAATTAAAAGAGCTAAATACTCAATTAAATCAAACAACACAAGCACATAACCGTCTAGAAATGGAACAAAAACAAGGCATCTCTTCTATGGCTCAAATTAGAGCGAAGATGTCACAGTTTAACGATACGTTATCTCTATCAAGAAGCAATCTTGCTCGTGCAGGGGAAAGTGTAAAAGCCTATGGTAATCATTTAAATACACTTAAAACTAACATGTCAGAGCAACGTGTAGTGTTAAGAGAATTAATTGCACAATACAATCATGTAGCCACTGCACAAGGACGCGACAGTCAAGAAGCTAGAGAATTATCTAGTGCTATCACTCAACAAAAAATTAAGATGAATGAACTTGAGAGCGAACTAGATCAAACTACACAAAGTTATAAACGACTAGAAACAGAACAACGCAACGCAGAACGTTTATCTTCAACTGGCTTTGGCAGAAGTATTCAAAGTGTCAATAAATATAAAGATTCAATTAGAAATGTAGGCTCTACTATGAGAAGTGTTGGATCTACTTCAATGCTTTATATGACTATGCCAGCAGTTGCAGGTATGGGAACAGCTATTAAATCATCAATTGAATGGGAACAAGCTTTAGCGGGTGTTGCTAAAACAACAAATATGAGTGGTAGCGAATTAAATAAAATGGGCAATGAAATTACTAAAATGAGTAATACAATGCCATTCGCTGCAACAGAAATAGCAGGTGTAGCAGAAGCTGCAGGACAACTAGGTATCAAGAAACAAGATATTACTTCATTCACTAGAACAATGATGAACTTAGGTGTAGCTACTAACCTTACTGCAGATGAAGCAGCAACAGAGTTTGCAAGATTTGCTAATGCTGCAAATATGCCAATCAAAGATGTAGATAGATTAGGTTCAACAGTTGTTGCTTTAGGTAATAGTACAGCCACAACCGAAAAAGAAATTGTTGAAATGGCACAACGTTTAGCTGGTGCAGGCGCACAAGCAGGTTTTAGTTCTGACGAAATTATGTCAGTCAGTGCAGCAATGTCATCAGTAGGAATCGAGGCGGAAGCCGGCGGTACTGCTATGACACAAGTTTGGAATAAGATGACAAAAGCTGTTGCCGAAGGTGGCGACACTTTAGATAGCTTCGCTAAAACTGCAGGCGTTAGTGGTAAAGAATTTGCACAAATCTGGGAGAATAACCCTAGTAAAGCATTATCAATGTTTGTTAAAGGTTTAGGCGAAACTGAAGGTGGAGCAAAAGGCGTATTAAAAGCCTTAGATGATGTCGGTATCAAAGGAATAAGAGAAGCCGACACAATTAGACGTATGGCTAACAATCATCAAGTTCTAGATAAAGCACTTAAAACAGGCTCAGAAGGTTGGAAAGAAAATAGTGCTTTGACTGATGAAGCTAACATCCGCTATGAAACAATGGGTAGTAAGTTGAAAATGTTAAAAAATACTTTCATCAACTTTGCTAGAACAATTGGAGATGCAGTTGCACCTATCGTTTCATTCTTAGCAGATAAGTTGACTGGACTATTCGAACACTTACAAGGGACAAGTAATGCTACTAAGATAGCAATCGCAGCATTCACTTTATTAGGTGTTGCTATACCTCCGCTCATTGTTGCAACTGGTGTATTAGCACATAGCATCGTAGGTATTTCAGAAGCTATGAAATTGTTAAACGATACTAAAGGTGGGGCTAAGTTCTTTAGCCTATTTAATGGTGGAATTAAAGGAGTTTTACCTAATATAGGGCAGTTATTAACTAAAATACCTCTACTTGGAAGCGCTTTTACTTTATTAACTGGTCCAGTAGGAATAGTCATAGGAGTAATTGCTGCTTTAACTGCAGGAATCGTTTATCTGTGGAAAACAAATGATTCATTTCGCAATTTTGTTATAAATGCTTGGAATTCAATAAAGGATAGTGCAATAGCAGTATTCGGTTTTATCAAACCATATATTATTAAT